AGGGTGCGAAAATAGGCCAGTAGGTTATTGGGATGATTTTTTCAGTGAAAAATGCTCTAGTTTTTTTGAAACTCCAAGAGATTCAGAGCAATTTAAAGAAATTAAAAAATGTTACTTACTTGCTAAGACTGCAATCGAATTAGAGCATGTCCATTAAACTAATTAGATTATCAAGAGAGGCAAAAATGAAAACAATTAATGTGCTTTTTATCCACGGTATTGGTGGCGATAAAACCCACGCCCACGAAACGATGCTAAAAAACCTAAGGGCAAAACTTCCAAAAAACTTGGAGATAACTCCCTTTGCCGTAAACTATTTGAGTTATTCAAATTACAATCAAGAGGAAAACTTTCAAAGAATGTTAGGTGCCGAAAATGGCAAGTACATGAAGCGTCTAAAATTTGTGCGCAAACTCTTTTTAAGTTCTTTTGGTGATGCGCTTGGCATTTATGCAGATAGAGGCATTTATAATCAGGTTATGGAAAATATTGACTATGGGGTTAGGCGTCTTGTAAAGCTTAATCCCAAAGCCCCCACTATAGTCATATCGCAATCTCTAGGCTGCCAAATGTTCTCTTGCTATATGTGGGATAAGCAGCGTAATGAGAGTATAAACCCTAAAATTAATATGTGGTTTAGCACTGGCAACAATATGCGTGGATTTTTTCACTCACGAAATTATCTGCAAGTAGTTCCTTTTGACAGGCCTACTCCTAATTTTAAGTGGATTAACTTTTTTTCCTGGTCAGATCTTTTACTCGGTTACCATATGACAGGCATTAATAAGGCCTATGACAGACTACTAACACAGGATGTCCACGTTAAGGGTATCCCGTTTCTTAGCCATTCACGCTATGATGATAGTAATAAGGTGATAAAGACTATTGTAAGCGAATTAGAGAAAATCTAAGTCTTCTTCAGTAGTATTTTCAGGGGAATCAAACATATCCTCAATATTTTGGGTAAACTTGGGCCCCGGCCGCTCCTCTTCTTCTAAATCATCAAACTCCAAAGGGCCTTCAATGTCGGCCTTTTCTACAACTTCCCCCTCAATAATCTGATTATTGTCACGATGGCCAATGCCTGTATCTACGACTATTTGAGTCGCAGTCACGGCCACTTCTCTTTTGTCCTGAAAGTCTTCTGGGAAGAAGTTCTTAAGAGCAAAGATCATTGCTGCTGGATTGGCCTTATTCTGGCCCTGGGCCTGTTCTAGGAGAATTTTCTCCCATTGATACCTTTGCAAGTTCCGGCCTATCTCCATGGCCTCTGAGAACTCTGGGAAGTTCTTTGCCCATGTCTTAACAATACCCATCGTGAGATAGTATTTTCCGCAAAATGACTGAACGCTGTGGCCATAGCTCATATGTTCCATAAGGGTAAAGCACACTTCGGGTGTGTAAAGTGTTCGGCCCATCATCTGCTTAATCTCTGCTTGGCTATATCTGATCATTGTCATAAGTCTAACCTTATAGGTAAATGGTGCCTAACCTAATACTCTCCATGAAGCTATTAGTCTTAGCTAAGTGACACCTGGTGCATAATATTTGAAACCCCCACGATTCGCAAAAAAGTCTCTCAATCCAATTTTCCCAACAATCAAATTGACCCACTTCAATAATATGATCTACTTGAACCTCTTCCCGTAAATAGTCTTTAGCACAAAAGGCGCAAGTATGGTGAACTCTAAATTTATCCTTACCGTTTTTGTACTTGCCAACGAACTTTAGAACCTTACAATCTTTTAAAGCTTGAGAGTATTCGGGCGTTTGAATAGACAGCTCCCTAAGTCGATTCTGTATCCTCTGTTGCGTTTTCTTGTCCAAAATGCCTTCTAGTATTTACTTACAAGCTTTAAAATGTTATAACTGTATACCAATACAAGTGTATACCAAGAAACATAAAGGAGCAAGTAAATGGAATTATATGAATATTTGAGAGAGCATGAAATACCTCTAAAAGTGGCCGCAGAGGCAATTGGGGTTAAGCAAGTTACGCTAAAAAAATACATGACGCATGAGCGTGAACCAAGACTTGAGACTGTTTTACGCATCTTAAAAGTCTTCGATGGTGCGGTGCAAATTGAAGACTTACTAAATGTAAGGGTGAATCATCTTTGTTTGAGAAAAATAAATTTAAATAATTTGCCAAAAAGCAAAAAATGGCGGCGCGTTAAGGCAATTCAGGCCGTTTGTCGCGTCAAATCTGATAAAGTTAAATTTGAAAAAAAGTACGTTAGACTTGATTATAAAGTACCAGAAAAATGGTTTTTGCCTGCAAATGAAAAAACAGAAGAAAATGAAAATTTAGACTTTTTATAGTCCGCGGAACTCGACATTTTTAAAACCGCGTCATTTTTTCACGACGCGTAATTTTTGGAAAAAAAATATTTTCCGGTTTTTTTTAATTTTTTTTAATTTTTTTTAATTTTTTTTCGACTTTTCAAGTAGTTAACTGCCCCGTTTTCCGCCAAACGTAATGTAACTAACCCCCCCTGAAATTTACATAAGTACACTGTACTACTTTTTTGGGCAATCCCATATTTTTTACGTTGGTGCGCGGAAGCAAGTGCGTTATAAAGTTGATATACACTTGTGTACTTTTTACACAAGTGTATACCGTATATGTTGCGGGGTATAACGTATTATATATTTTACCTAATAGCACTATGGACTTTTGATTAGCTTGATATTGTATGTTGTGTAACTATTCGTCAAGTCATAAATAAATTAATTTTTTAACGTGCTATAGCTTTACATTTTATAAGGATTTATTAAGACTGTTCAGGCTGCCCAGCGGATTATTAACAATTAAGGAAAGTTACTTATGGATGAAGTCTCAATTAAACTGATCGACGAGTATCAGGTCAAAAAAATCTCCAGCACTAATATATTTTACTTCGGGACTTATTGCAGAGTAGCTAAGTTTTTTAAGGATGTAATACCCAATAAGAAGCTTTTAGACTATGGAGTAGAAGCAGAGGAACTCATCCTTAATCGAGATAAAGTCATAGATGATTTACTTAACTCTATGCGTGGACAATTGCACCGAGAGATTCAAGCACCCATAACAGAATTGCCCGAGTCAGGGCTAAATTTCTCAGAATTTATACTTCTTACTAGTATTAAAGACGCACAGCAAATGCTCTTTAATACTTTTTCAGAGACGGTTAGTCCAGTTAGTGCAGAAGCACTAATGCTCCCCATGGATAAGGAGGATAAGGCCTTCTTTATGGATAATATGCGGTATTGTGAGTTTATCTATAATCCCTTAAGCCCCCGAAAATATCAAATGTCTAAACTGCATGGGCGTGATTTTATGGAATTTAATTCCCATGTGCCGGCCGACTGGAGAGTGTTACCCGAAATAGTTGACGCTGTATGTCCTGAGATTATTGCTAAAATGTTAAATTATTTATTTTTAGATGGGCCCAGTCTTGACTATACTTTGGATTGGATATATACCTGTATCGAATCTCGTAATGAGGTTTATCTCGTACTGAACGGCTCAAAGGGCGTGGGAAAAGGCTTATTGACTTCCTTAGTTAAAAGTCTGCTTGGCAGCACGAACGCCCTGGATGCCCCCTTATCCTCTTTCACCTCTCAATTTATGGCCGCTCTTGATAATAACCGCCTGGTAGTCTTTGACGAGTTTACAGTAGGCAAAAAAGAGCATACACGACTAAAAAGACTTGCCAACAAATTTCAAACAATAGAGAAAAAAGGCATAGATGCTGACAAGGCCATTCTTACTCATAACTCTTTTATAATCTCTAATAACGATACTTCGGATATGTACCTAGAAGGAGATGACCGACGCTTTTCGGTACCTAATCTTAACACTAAGCGCATGACTGATATTTGGACTAAAGAGGAAATGGACGAGATTATAAAGGCAGTAGAAGAACCTAATACTATTTATAAGTTTGGACAATGGATTCTACAGCGAGGCCTTAAAACAGCTAAAGACTTTAACTCCTTTAGTCGTGAGGAATTTAGGTCAAATCACTTCCATTTACTCGTCTACACTTCCCTGGCCGAATGGCAAAGATTTATGGTTGATCATATCCTAGATTCAGAAGAGGCCGAGATAGAACTAGCAGAAATAAGAAAGGCCTTTACCCGAGAGTTTAAAGAACTAAAATTTCCCCGAAAATTCTCGAAAATTTCTGACTTTCTTACTAACTATCGACATGAAGGGGTTATGGAAATAGGAGAGTTAGTGCGTGAAGACCATGAGGCCATGTTTATAAGAGTATTTAAGAACGACCTTAATTTCCTATAGGAGCAAATTTTGGAAAGCATGAAAGAACAGTTAAAAAAGATTAAAGTAATTATGTCGGAAAAGCCAAATATAAAAGAAAAAAATATCTCTTTTGGTAAGTATTTTGGAAGCACTTTTAGTGAAGTGGCCATTTGTGACCCCGACTATTTTCGTATACTGCTAAAAGAGAAAATGTTTACCCTAAGAAAGCACACAAAAAACGAAATATTAAAAGCAATGAAGGATGCCGGGCATGAACTTAACTAAACTTTTCCATTGGGCCGATACGGCCAACCTAGATTATTTAAAAGTGCGACAATTCCCTCAAATAAATAAATCTAAAAAGACTTGCCGTATTCGCTTAGACGTAGAGCTATTAGTGTCTGATCGAAGAGATAGCTACGAATATATAAACGTGACAGGATATATAGAACTAATCGTAGAATTGTTGAGAGAGGAACTAAAACCCAACACGCACCAAATGAGAGAGTTTATAAAATACTTCCCTGAAGAAACCGAACAAGACTTGGATTGTCTCTAATGGGCAATAAAATAACTCTTTCAATTGACGATGAAGAAAAAAGTAAATACGTCTACATTGACTATGAGTACAATGGAGTAAATCAAAAGCGACTTAATGTTGTCTCTGTCTCCTTTATGTGGGCTAGTGAAATATCTACTCGGTGGTTACATAAGAACAAAACAAATAAAGAAGAGTTACGTCAAGACTTAATAGACTTTCATAACGAGGGTTATACTTTTGTGGCCTTCTCCTCGGAAGCAGAAGCGAGAAGTTTCCTATCGCTATCAATGAATAACGATAGAAGACTTATAACTCAAATGCGCTGGATTGATCTCTATACAGAGTACAAGTGTATAAGCAATCACAATGCCCGAATATGTTACGGAAAACATTTAGTTAAAGGCACCGTAATAAACATAAGGGAACCGAAGCCAAAATGGGAACGCAAAGAGGGTGAAAAAGAAAGCCCACCTATGCAATACGGCCTGGCCAGCGCACTTTATAAATTCCTGGGCGTAGTTATAGACACCGACCACAAGGAAAAAATAAGGGATATAATAATAGCTTCCCCCAATGAATTTTCTACGCCACAAAAGAAAGCAATTTTAGAGTACAACGAATCGGATATAATTTACCTTCCAAAGCTACACAAAGAAATTAATAAAGAATATCGGAGAGTATTACCAAGGAAAGAACATGCAAAAATTGAAAAAGAAATGCTACTCCGAGGAGAGTATGGGGCAAGAACCGCCATCATGTCTATGGACGGGTATCCAGTTGATACTATATCCGCTAGGAACTTTTCTAATAGTGTCTCTACTATATTGTCAGACATACAACGAGACATTAACAGATTGTTTCCGGCCATCAAACCTTTTCAATTTTGCACCAAGGAACTTAAATATAAATGGAGGCAAAAAGAAACCCGACAATGGATTGAAACCCTTCCAGAAGCTATACGTGCAGGATGGATGCGCACCAAAAAAAGCACCAAATTCCCAAAGGGGCAATACTCCCTAAGTGTTGACGCATTTAGGCGATTCTATAGTGAACGCCACAATTATAGCGAAGATTCGCTAGGCAATCAATTTGTGCGTTATTTGACCACAAAAACTAACCTAAATGGCTTTCTACCGCCGCCAAAGGGCAAGAAGTGCTTTTGGGACTTTGTAGGCCAGGACGGACGAGTAAGGCCTTTTTGGAACACATTTGGCAGTCAATCTTCAAGAACTCAACCAAGCGCAACTTCCTTCCTTTACCTAAAATCGGCCTGGATGCGTGTCCTAAATGTACCGCCTAGAGGCGTGGCCATAGGCTCAATTGACTACGGAAGTGAGGAATTTTTAATCGCGGCCCTACAGTCGGGCGATATGAACATGATTACTGCCTACATGTCCGGTGACGTTTATTTCTATTTTGCTAAGCTAGCTAGGGCAGTTCCCCAAGATGCAAAACGAGAAGACTACGAGGGAATAAGGGACAAATTTAAGCAAGTTGTTTTGTCCATGCAGTACCTTATGACAAAGTTTGGCCTGGCCATTCGCCTAACAGAAGTTACAGGAGAATACCATACTGAAGAAGAGGCCCAAGATTTTATCGATATGTTTAACGAGGCTTTTCCAGACTTTTATGATTACCGCGAACAAGTTTTAATTGATTATTATGAAGACGGATATTTAAAGTTACCGTGTGGGTGGCTAATGTTAGGAGACAATACAAATTTTAGAAGCGCAACAAATTGCCCCACACAAGGCTTTGGGGCCTCTATTATGAGACTGGCCGTAAAATTGGCGCAAGATAGGGGCCTGCAAGTAATGCAAACGCTACACGACGCGCTTTATATAATGTTTAAAAGTAAAAATACTCAAAGTATGAAAGTTTTAGGCGATTGCATGAAAGAAGCGTTCGTGCATTATTTCCCTAAAGAAATGAAAAAGTATGCTGTAAAAATTAGGCTAGATAGTGCAATATGGTCACTTGATTACCCTGACAAAGTAGAAGTCATAGAAGTAGAAGGAATGAAAATTAAAAAGATGCAAAAGTATATCGACCCTAGAGGTAAAAAAGAGTATCAAAGATTTAAAGGATACTTTAATAGTAACGGAGAAGGGTTAGATATTTTGTGAAATTAGAAAATATGGAAGGTAATAATTTAAAATAGATTATTCGCAATCAAGCGATTAAGTAACGTGGCCGTAAGTTTAGCGGCAAGGAGAAAGTATGGCAAGAGTATTTAAGAAACGACCACTAAACGGGCCAAAGACATATAAGGCCTGGAAGGAGTGGCAAGAAGGTGACTACGTTGTAGGTAAATTTGTAGCTACGTCAATTGACAAGTTCAAAAAAACCAATTGGCATTTAGAATTAATTGAATATAAATTTAAAGACGGCACAAAGCTACCAGAAAATAAGGTTTTAGGTCTTAATTCTACTGCCCTACTAGATAAGGTAATGGAAGGGGTAACGATTGGCGAAGTATTGCAAATTGATTATGACGGAACAGAAACTTTAACTTCTGGCCCTTATGAAGGAAACGAGAGTCATAGTATGATAATCTCAATTCTTGAAGAAGAAGAACTAGACACAGACGGATTGTAAAGATGAAAAGCGGTATTTACAAAAAAATCTCTAATGAAGAGTATCACCGGGTTAGTAACAGCGAGAATGAGAGATCATACTCATCTTCGCAATTAAAAACCATGTTACAAAACCCAGAAGCATTTATTGATCAGTATATCCATAAAACAGTGCCGGGCCCCACAGGCGAAGCACTAGACATTGGCAATTACTATCACGCTCATTTCTTAGAACCTCACGCGCTTAATGAGTACGCTGTATTTAAAGGCAAGCAACGCAGAGGCATAGAATGGATAAATTTTAAGGCGGAAAACGAAGGTAAAACTATACTAACGCTAAAGGGACTTGCAGAAGCTAATATTTGCATAAAAGCTACTCAAGCAAGCCCATACGCAATGGATACGTTAAAGGGCGCTATGTACGAAGTCTCGCTTTACGACATTTTAGAAGGCCTCCCGTGTAAAGTACGTTTTGATATTCTCTTCCTCTCGCAGAAGTTAAGTTACATTGCGGATCTCAAGAGTACCCGAGGTGACGTAAAAGACCCAAAAAAGATCAAGAAGACAATACGCGAGCGAGATTATGACCTATCTGCTGCACAATATGTGGACATGATGAATAATTATCTCACACGTAAAAACCTCTTGACCAAGTATGCACCTATAACGCAATTTAGGTGGCCTTTTGCCTCAAAAGATCAAAAAATCTGTCGTGAATATGTTGCCGATAAGGCCATGCTTGAACTTGGACGCTACAAGTATAAAAGAGCTATCGCATTAATTAAAAAACATCGTGCAAATAACTGGACGATTAAAGAAGAAAGAACTTCAATTGGGCCAGAGGGGTGGGAACTCCAAGCATGGAAACCGGAAGTAAAAAAGGAGAAAAAAAAATGAGTACAAGAATTAACAGCGTCACATTAAGCAAGTCTATTCAAACAGCAAGCGGTGATTGGGTAAAGTGTGAAGTTTCTGCTTCTAACTTTGAAAGCTATGGTGAAGCGGTAAAAGACCTGGTGGGGGATATTGAGTACACCTTGCTAGAAATGCAAGACACGCCTATGCCAGCTACTCCCGAAGCGGACGAAGCAGCAGCGGAAATTGAAGCAGAAACCGAAGCGGAAAAGAAAGCCGAAGCTAAGAAAGCTAAAGCAAAAGAGAAGAAAAAGGAGAAAGCTGAAAAGAAGTCTAAGACGACAAAAACTAAGGAAGTCGCTTACGACCGTGAAAACGATACTCTTAAGAAAAAATTTGCAGAAGTCCTCACTAATGTCCTTCCTTCATGGAAAACAGATTGTAAGCCTAAAGCTGGGGAACTTTCCAAGGGCCTTAATGGTATGGCTATGCTTGACAGTGATGGGAACGTCTTACCTAGTTTTGAAGAAGCCGTTAAAACTGGCCTTGCAGAGTACCTTCCAAACGAAGAAGAAGACGGCCTCTAATCTGTGGCAATAACTTTAGAAAAGCATCAAGTGGAGGGCCTGGAATATGCTATGGCCCATCACTACTGTATCAATGGGGACGAGGCCGGAGTAGGTAAAACTTTTCAGGCCTTGGCCCTTGCCCAAAAAACTAAACTTAATACCTTAATTGTTTGCCCTGCATTTCTAAGGGAAAATTGGCTAAGCGAGATTAAGATTTTCGCCCCTCATAAGGGCGTTACGGTTTTTAGGAAAAGGGCCCAGATATACTTCCCCTTTGATACAGATTTAGTGATTATATCTTATTCCCTAGTAGAGCACGCAAAGGAGTGTTTCCATTGGGCCGAGTTAATTATTGCTGATGAGGTACATATGGTAAAAAATATGGAGTGTGCTAGAGGAATATTATTTCATCAAAGACTTTTTGAGTCGGAGGCCGAGAGATTTATAGGGCTAACTGGAACGCCCATTAAAAATCATGTAAGTGACTTTTATTCTCTCCTGGGGCTTACGTCTTATAATACTAAGCCTACTTCTGGCCTTGATATATTCGTGGACTACCCCACACCAATAGACTTTAACGAAGAGTTTTGTCTAAGTAGAGTGCAAAGGACTAGAGAAGGATACGTCAAAAAGTATTTTGGCTTAAAGAATATTGTTAGGCTAAAGAAGTATTTAAAAGGTTGTTTCATAAGCCGAAAGGCCGCCAATGTTTTAGACTTAAAGAAGCCAGTGTATAAGCACGTGCTTGTAGACTACAAGGTTAAAGAAGATAGAGAACTTTGGGACGACTTCCAGAAAAATAAGTCCGTCAGTTCTAAAAGTAAATGCAAAAATGCATTACTTAAAGCAAAGTTTACGGCAAAATATGTTAAAGGATTAATGCTTGAAAACCCTGATAAATTTTACCTTTGTTTTTCTGACCATATTGATGCTACTGAAATGGTGGCCACAGAGCTAAATTGTCTGGCCGTCACAGGAAAAGTCCCCGCTAGAAGAAGAGGGAAAATAGCTTTAGAGTATCAAACAGGAAAACATAAAGTCTTGGCGGCCACGATTGGATCATTTTCCGAAGGGGTTAATTTATTTAAGAGTCATAATCTTATCTTAAATGATTTTCCTTGGGTGCCTGGAGACATAGAGCAATTGTTTAGACGCATATTACGTAAAGGTCAAAAAGAAGTTTGCACCTTTCACATAATAGGTGGAAGTGAACAAGATAGATATATTAATAATTTGCTACTGCAAAAAACTAAAGTAGTCAAGGAGGTTATAGAATGAAGGTCAAGACTAAACGAAAGTACAAAGGGATAATAATCCATTGCTCGGATAGCGATAGACTACAACATGACAGCATGGAGGCCATAAAGGAGTGGCATTTAGAAAACGGATTCGACGACATAGGTTATCACTACGTAGTAACTAAAACCCGTGGCGTAGAGACAGGAAGAGACATAAATAAATTTGGGGCCCACGCTAGAAACTATAATAGAAATTATATAGGTGTTTGCTTAACTGGCCGTAGCATGTACACACATGATCAGTTTGAGACTACCGCGCAATTGTGTCGCACACTTATGCAAACATTTGGCATTCCATTGAAAAACATTATACCGCATAATGAAGTAAACTTAGATAAGACTTGTCCAAACTTTGATATTAAAGCAATATTATACCCTAGAATAAAGGAGCTACAGCTATATGAAACCCACGAACAGTAACTTACACGAAAACAACACAGTAAAGGAAAATGACACAAATCTTCTAGTCAATTTCGATAAGCGTAAAATTGTAATGTACCAAAAAGCACAGAAGGAAAAAATTTTTGTGGTCGGGGACGAAGCACTTAGACTTGGAATGAAAGCCGACTATTCCCATCTGGATTATTTGCTATCAATTATTAAGTTCCGTGAAGAAGGCACAAGGCTAGAAGATCTGACAGTGCTTTGGGGTCATCTTTGGGAGTATCTAGGGCCCGTGCTTACCTCTTACAAAAATATATCTAATGCTTTCTTGGCCTTAGAACAGGATCAAAATGAGGTGCTTGGCGAATACGGTGAAAACGCGCTAGAATTAAAGATATATAAAGGATTTTTAAAGACCCGTACCGAGCTAGCGAGGCGGCAATTTGAAGTATATCGACGCGAAGTTACTCGACAGCAAAATGAGAGACTTAAAAAGATACAAGAAGAAAACGAGGAGAAGAAAAGATTATAAAACTCGAAGAAAACTTAATTTTAAAAGTAAAAAACAAGGGAAGCTGCTTCGTGCAAAGGTACGAAGGAAACCTTCAAGAGATAATGAGTTACATGATGAACTACAACTTGCAGATAGCGAGCGGCCTAGAATTTAGGGTGTATAAGGAAGGAGAGGAAAGGCCATCTGTCTTTATATCAAAAGGAAAATCAAGGCTTTAATTTTCTACGGACACGAAGAGTAAAGCCTTGCGATCTTAATTCCTTAAGTTTATCAACCTCATTAAATTCTATTCTTTTTTGCGCAAAAGACTTACACTTGCCAAAAATGCTCCTCTTGTCGCACCAATTATAGACAATTGCTTTTAAGTCCCTGGATATTTCATACTCCCTTAAGGCTTTCTTTTCTGGCAAGATATTCTTCGCCAAGGACGAGCAACTCACGCTCATAATCATGCAAAACGCGATTATCCAAAAAGTCCGTAGGTTTATGGCCAGGGTAATCATGACGGTCACTCCAAGAAGGTTTATTAAATTCCTTAAGATACTTCTCTTGCACCTTTACAAGCCTCTTAATGAAACCATATCTTTTATTGTGATTCCATGCAAGTAAAGCTTGCTCTAACACACTAGCTATTATGGTGAAAGAGTCCATTATTGCTTTAAGACTACTTTATCCTTAGTGACGTAACGAAGGATAATAGAAATACTGCCCCATAACATCCCTATTTCTACGGCATGTCCCTGGAGATAGGTCTCAATAGGAGGATACAAAGGCGCAAATGCGCTAACAATACCGAACCAAAAAGTCTTAGACGCTAATATGTGCTTATTCATATTCCTCCCTTGAGTAAATAATTTTTTATCTCTCTTATGTCTGATTTTATTTCTAATAAAGTATCATGTACAGCAATATCATTCGCCTTTAGGCCTATAACATCAGTGTACATACCAAAAAAAGTAGATATTAACCCCACAGTAATTGCAGTTAAAATCCCCCAAGTAAATTTATTTTTGATAACTACCCCCTACCTATTGGATAAATACTTACAGACTAGTAACTGAAAAGGCTCAGAAATTGTGCCGCAATCGAAATTTTTTATATCCTTTAGAGCGTTTTCAGACGTAACTCTTTTAGCCTTACTATTGCTGTTTTTAGTATCAATAAGCGCAAGTTCGGCCTCCATGCAATCCAGTAAAACAGTGTCACGGTCGATTTGCGCCTGTCTTATAATAGCATTCGGGTTAATAACATTGGGATGGCCACAAGAGCGAAGTATAGAAATCCGGGATCTCAAATTTTTAAAGCGGAGATTCCAAATTCGGTCGGCCTCTAACTCTGCAAGGATAATATCCACTTTACTTATAAGAGTATTTCTTTTAGGTTTTGGCTTTGCCAATAATCTTTGGTAACTAGTTTTATTGTCGTTCAATGTCCTAGGGAGAAAAGAATATATGCTATTAAGCTCATCGCAATTAGTGTCAAAACACTTCTGATAAATAACAAATTCCACCTCTCTTATTCCTGGGGAGTATAACCTTAAAGCTGCACCAAAGTGTTTCTCTAGCTCAGCATTAGTTGCCGAAAATAAATTACTGGAAAACAATATAAATAAAAGTATAAATTTCATTATCTGACCTTTGTTATTTTGCATTTCGTATATGTGTCAACTACGGCATTGTTTCCTGCTAATGTGGACGCAGCAAGACCTAGCCCGTCACTTGCTTTCGCCGTTTTTATAAAATGTCTAATCTCATATGTTTTAGAACCCGCAAGAGTATAAAAGTCACTAACACTTGATCGAGTAACAACATTCGTTGTGTTCAAGGTGTACGCTGCTTCTCCGTCCTTCTGTCTTATAGAGTCACTAAAGTTGTATAGGTGAACTTGATGCTCGTCAGAACTATGTGCTGGTGCACTACACTCTAAGTCATATGTTCCTTTTATCAATATAAATCTATTGGCCGTTCCGTTCAACCCTGTTGTCCCATTGGTTAACGTAACAAATTCGCAATTTCCCGTGGCAGTATTTAATATTCTCGTCTGTTCCCCCGCAATAGACGAACCGGCAGCAGCAGTGTCTTTTACTCCCTCAAGAATACAAGTTCGTGATGCCGCAAAACGGCCGGTGACAATGCCCGTTTTTAACTTTACGTCACTCCCTTGACGAGCACATTGCAATGTCCAGGGAATAGATCCGTCGTTCGCCCCCAAGAACTGAGTGACAACAGAGACCGACGTTGTGCTTATGGCGTTTATAGTAGCATTGGTATCCGCACTTGAACCTTCTGTTTCTGCGAAGCAAGCAGGGATCACCGAGAACTTATTGGCGACAAGAGCACAAGCGAAAACTCCGGCCGGTGACTCGACGCAATCGCTTTCAATAAAGTTTTCATTTTCAGATAGTACAACGCCAGCGGCGTTCACTCTTGCACTGAACTCGTTTTTGAACTCGTCGTCAATCGGAATTGAAACATGCGGTGAGACTTTCGGTTTCGATATAGTAAAACTTGCTTTGGTGGATGCTGAATTGACTGTTCCGATGTCCGCAGCTGCTCTGATAATATCATCTTTATTGAGTATTCCCGACCATGATGTTGATACATAATCACCGTCGGTAACGTCCATTGACTCTTGAGTCAACCTTTCGGATGATGTCACGATAGAATCCGGCGCTGATGTTGTGCCTTTAGTTATACCCGCAACCCCTCCACTGCTCGCTTCCTCTGTATATGATACCGTATAAAACCCAGTTTTATTTATCTGAAAGCTGTCTCCGTCGTTGGCCGATGAAATATAGGTTATATCCCCCCCGAAATTATCAATCACATTGACGAATCTACGAACCGCGGTGTTGACTATTCCTTGACCGTTACCGACTGTTACCCTCACCATTGAGTCGAGTTCGCTTGTGTTCGTAGCTCTAACTAAAGTATCACTATCTGATACCGCGCTGAAAGTTAAAACAGTATCTGCGCCTGTATTAGTAATATTGCCTGTAATAAATATTTGGAAAGTCTCACCTGCATCTAAATGTAAACTGCCTACAACACTTGCATAGGCGTTTAAAGAATAAACTTCAGGACCAGGCTTGTATAAAACTCCATTCTTATAAATGCTAAGACTGTCATTAGTCGCGGCCATAAAAGAGGAAATGGAAATATCTACGATACATTTTTTTGTTGCAGTAAATAAAGTAACACTACCTGTATCCGTAGCTAATACTATTTTCGACTCCTCATCTGTAATAGTAGCAGTTCCAAGATTAAACCTCATATTTCCGGTCAATCCGATCATACTATTTTGTTGCTGTGTTATTGAGTACGCTTGTGTAATAGTTAACTTTTTGATATTTGCAGGAAAAGGAGTAATTTTAACAGAATCAAAAAATAGCTCTTTACCCGCATTAGCAATAGCTACTTTTAAAATAAATTTAATTTGAGTACATGTCCCAGGAGAAAACTCACCAGAGGCCAAAGCAGATCCCGTCGTGGCCGTATAGGCTTCTAATTTATGATCCCCATCACTTACTAAAAATAAGGAATCGTCCACACATTGAATAAGAACATCAATATCTGAGTCGTCGCCGTCGTATTTATAACGAAACTCATAACCTATATCGCTTAATCTAAATGCAATAGGAATATCTATAGTTAAGGATACTAAGTCATTTGCTATTGTGCCCGTATCGGTCCATTTCCAAACAGAAAACTCTCCAGTTAATAAATTGGAGGCCCCTACATCCTGAGTTAAATTAGCTCCTGTCCAATCAGAAACTAATCCATAATCTGATTGACCCCGGATAAAAAAATTTTCTATCCCTTTAAACTTCTCTCCTACAGGCTTATAATCCCCATCGGTCGGCGTCTCTTCTACAAAGAAACCTGTAACCCCATCCACTTTAGAAAGAGCATTAGTAGTATCCAAGTCAGTAACAAAATTAATATCCTTTGCATTAGTGGCAAAAACAATCTCCCCAGCTAAAGCGGCAGTAGCAAAAGCATCACCATAACCGCAAATATTTGCTCCATCTACTCCAAAATCAAAGACTCCTTTATGACTTAAGCAAAATGATTTATCAAAAGGAGCTAATATATCCTGAGTACCTAACTCTAAATTACCTACTGATAAAATCTGATTACTTGAAAGTGTAAAAGTGCTAGAACTTATATCGTTAATCCCTGTAATGTCATCTAAATCGCTTACAGTTATACCGCTTTCTTGTAAAGAATCGGCCCCTGTACCATCAGAACGTATAAGCCTATTATCATTACTTGACGTAAAATTAAGCCCTACAAGTGATTCAACGCCCCCGTTAGTTAGCCTATAAAGTTTATCATCTGATTTAAAATAGAGCTTATCCCTTCCGGCCGCTGGAACAGGAGGTGTAACTACTTGCCCTAAATCTAAAATATCTGAAAGTACCCCGCCCGTAAGAGTTAAATTATTTACGCCAGTCATATTCCCAGAATCATCAACAATAATTAAAGAATTTTGAACGTCATCTCCTCCTGTTCCATCCCATCTTGTTAAAGCATCGTCTGTCACGGATAAATCCGCTTCTCTGTTAAGATCGTCGGATAGTTCAACCCATTCATTAGAAGCTAAATCAGGAGGGAAAGTGGCCCCTGAAGTATGATCAGTTAAGGCCAAATAAATTTTATTACTCTCATGAACAGTATTGCCTATTTTATAAGCAGTTAAGGCCACCCAGGGGTCTACCCCTCCGCCAACAGCAGTCCAAATAGTGCCGTTATACACGTTCAATTTAACTGTAGTAGTATTAAATACACAGCTACCATTAACAGGCGTTAAAGCGTCTCTCTGTACTTGAGTCATTTGAGGGCAAGGCCTAGAAGCTTTAACCGTTGTAACTAAATCTAATACTAAATTCGCATCGACTGTTGCACCATTAGCATATTCTTTATTAGTGATAGTCTGAATATCTGAGACTGTGACTATTTCTTTTTCACTACCTATTTCACCAATTGTAAATTTACTTGCTGTAGTTGAATCGTAATTTAATTTAGCGTCCGTGGCATCAGACATTTCAACCTCTAAGGCAGCATCACTATCCGCGCTTGCTTGATTCCCGCCTACGTTCACTGTAATTTTAGCGGCGGTAACATCAAGAGTAGTTGAGTTTACAGTGGTAGTCGTGCCATCGACTTGAAAGTCCCCATCTACTATAACTTTACCCGCTCCATTTCCTACTAGATGTAAATCACCTCCTATATCTGTTACGCTAATTGTATTGCCATTTACTTGTACATTATCCACATTCAATTGAGTAAGGCCTGACATGGCCCCTGCATCAGTTAAAGAGACTAAAGAGTCTTGTACATTATCCCCGTCAGTGCCATCCCATCTAACGAGCCTATCATCATTTACAGTGCCATTATCTTCTCTATTTAAGTTATCTGCCATTTCTTCCCAAAGAGGAAAGGCCAAATCAGGGGGAAAAGTAGCTCCAGATAAATGGGCACTTATTGCTTTATAAAATTTTAAACTTACTGCCTCCCACACTATTTCATCTTGTCGGAAGTTTACACCAGGCTCCCATTTAGGAATACCGCCACCACCTAAACTTAAAGGGTATTGAGCCGCTTGCGCAACTACAATAAATAGAAGCAGAATAAAGGTAATTAATTTTTTCATTAAAGCCCTAACCTTGTTATTTCATCATTCATCATATCAAGAAATCCATCCTTCCTATTTTGATCCATCCAAGTGGTATTAGGAACAAAAGGTAGGAACCAATCCCTGCAAACTTTTAACATGCCTAAAGTTAAATATCTAATAGGTATGTCTAATTCAACTAGCATCTCGTCCCTATAAGACTCAGGCCAAGAAAGATCATCAAATTTTATTTTATTTTCCATTCTAAAAGTATTTATAAGGATATGAGAAAAGGCCATAGCTTGTTCTTGTACTTCTAAATTACTTAAACTATTAGGTATAAGTATTTCTTCAAACCCTGAAACCGTAAAAGCTAAACTAGTTCCGTCTTTGAAATAATAGTGTGTAGAACTAAATCTATCTATCGTAAAAATAACTTGATCTGAAGTTCTTTTTATTTGAAATCCTACAGAATTTTGGTATTTATCTTTTATTGCTTGTAATGTGCTCATATTATATCCCCATAAATTCTGCTGTTAAAACACTATCAATATATTGTGAATTAGTGGCTTGAGTAACTACTTGCCCGACTGACCGTATAACGTCATTAATACCAAATACCCTGGAAATAATTCGACATACCGTTACAGGCCTATTAGTTCTAAATGTCCCTACTGTTCTAGTTACAGGCAATAAAGCAAAAGGACCGCCTGTAGAAAGTTCTATTCGCATATCACCTTCTCTAATAGTTGTACTTCCAGTAGCGTCTAAAGTAGTGCAGTATGAAAGCTTGTATCTTCCTGCTTTTGTTAAAGTCATTTCATCTAAACCAGCATTATATGTACAAACTAAAGCATCAGTTACTTCAATAACATTAAAATCAATAATAATATCAGTTAAATTCGCTATCGGCACAGTAGGAAGTGTAGAATAGACCTCACAAAACCCCCCTTGAGTCATATTCTCCCTATTTTTCCCGTTTATTTGTGTTTGTATGGCCGAAGTAACTCCCCCAACAAAACCTAATTCGGTATTCGTTACAGCACTAACTATAACTTTACCCGTGCCGGAAGAAATTAAGGCCCTGTTAATTGTTAAATCTGCCGATGTAATTGTAGAGGCCCCACCAACTATGTTAGGCTCCTTTTCAGTATCTAATTCATTTAAAGCCGCTTGAACTTCCACAGCAGCAATAGATCCAGCAGGAACATTAGTGATATTTGAAGCAGTATAGTCTCCATTGACTGCTACAACAGCACCTATTCTACCAAAGACAGAATCAACAGGAGCAGAAGCAAGACCAGTTAAAAAATCGGCTCTAGTCATTTCCCTATGTGCTCCCGCAGAAACATCAAAAATTGCTACAGTATCTGTAGCGGCTATTACAGTTTCATTAATCAAATTTGTAATATCTAATTGCATGGTTCTATTAGCTGTAAGATCGCCTCCTCCTGTTAAACCTAAAACACCATTAAAATTTACCGCAGAGTGATCTATCCATCTATTAGCATCAAATCCCAATAAATTAGTTATAAGGATATTTGCTTCTACTACGTCCAGAGCTACATCATCAAGATTAGGAGTAATTGAAAGTTTAGTAGATCCTGAAGTTAAAGACTTAAATTGTAAATCTACGCCGACCTTAGTTTTAAAAACTCCTGCGCCAATTCCAACATTAGATGCTGTATTGCCCTCTCCAACAACAGGCACGCCCGCCAATAAATCAGTTACTGTAGTCTTTCTCAAATTATTGGTGCCTACGTCCCAAATCATAATCTCCTCATTACCAGCAAGTGCTGCCGGTTTTAGAACAAGAGTATTAATATCGACGGTTAAAGACCTTGTGGCAGTAAGATCTCCACCGCCTGAAAGGCCGTCATTAACTGCACTTACATCAATTAGAACAGAGGAATGAGGGATATGCTCATCAAGGATAAAATTTGTTAAATTATCATGGTCAATAAGAGATTCGTTGACTGTAAAGTCTGGATTGCCGAGAATACCGTCACCGTTAACAACAGAAAGTAAAGCATTGCCGGAAGTTAAAACTCTTTGAGTATAAGTGCCCGCGCCATCTACCGCTGTCATTATCCCTGCAAAGGCAAAATCAGCGTCCATAACTGCCCCCGCCGCTGTGACATTCAATGTATCGGTAACGTCCGCTAATGCCTCAACACCATCCAATTTAACACCATCTACTACCATATTTCGCCCATTAACAAGGCCAAGAATAGTTGCAGTTGTATTTATAGTAAGGGAATTACCAGTTATAGACCCTGTAGTTAAAAGGTTTTGAGTAGCGGATGTCCAATCTATATGCTCATTGGCCACAAAATTAGTCAGTAAATCGTGGTCAATTTGTGTTTGGTCCACATCAATTGTCGGATTGCCTGCAACTCCATTGCCATCAGCGATTGTCACTTTTGTAGAACCAACAACTAAAGTCCTTCCTGTAAAAGTATCCGGTGCGGTTTGAGTCATAAGCCCATTAGTGTTAAAAGCTGCTAAAGCCGTCAAAGTAGGGTCAGTATTAACTTTTTCCGCATCCAATTCATTTAAGGCCGCCTGTACTTCGACGGCCACTATATTCCCGGCAGGCACATTTGTAATCTGAGAAGCAGTATAGTCCCCTGCTAGAGGTAATACGTCCCCAACACGGCCAAACACGGAAGAGACAGTATTATTAATAAAACCAGATAAAGTAGATCCTCTAAATCCAGTAACATGAATAACAGTAGCGGATTCAACAAAAACAACAGGGTTAGAAAATAAATCAGGCTCCACAGGCGTAATAGCTCCGGCAACCGTTTTAGAAGTAAAATAGTGAGTGTCAACTACAAGGCCATGAACCCCAACATCGTATCTACCACTTGAAGCAACTATAAAATTATTAGCGTCTACTATTTGAACAATAACATGGGAAGCTATAGTTAATTGACTGTTTGAAATAGCATCAGTCCAAACACCTCCAACGATATAGACTGGAATAAAAGCAAAGCCAATAGTCCGGCCATGGCCAACTTGATTAACCTTAAAGAAAGAGTTACCGCCACCGATTGCAGTAAATTGTATCCCGTCCCAAAATTCTTTGGTTCCAGTATCAGTATTGAAAATCTCCATCCCTATAACTTTAACGGGTATGGCATCTCTTTCTAGTGTTGTCATCCTAGGAACTATAAAACCTTTAGTCTTACTGGCCACTTCTAAAGCAATACCGTCAGTAGGTTTTACCCGGTCACCAATAACCACTGGATCATCAATTAATTTGAAGGATAAAAGAAGCAACAATAAAAAAGGTAATAGAATTTTCATGTTACACCCCTATCGGTATTTCTTGGCCTAACCAAGCTATTTTACTTTGAGTATCATGGTTTACGCCGGCCATATTATCTGTCGCGTAAGAGACTTGACCAACTTTACTTGGCCCATCAGTGGCTATAGTCAGAATAACCCCGTCTAAATCAAGAGTCACTTCTAATTGCAAAGTCTCTCTTCTTGCAACATACCAAACAGCATCAACATACTGAAATATTAGATTAAAGGTACTAAACCGAGTCTCTGTGTCAGTTTTACGGCTAATATAAAGCATAACATCAGCAAAAACAGTACCGTCACCATCACGATTAAGTGGGGCCCCTTGACCTATAGGAGAACCCTGCCCAAGCAATTCTACAGGAACAGCTTGATTGTTTAAAAGGAATTGAGAACCTGTAAATTTACCAATTGCTTGCTGGACGGCAGTTTCGACTGCTATCATTCGAGTAGTTAAATCGGAGATATTAAGAGCATTTGTACTGATGTCTGCTTTTATTTGAATTATATCTGCATGTGTAGGTAATTGAGCAGTAATGGCCTGAGCTGTCCTTAAAGGAGTCATACCCTTAACATTGTCTATTCCGGCCTCTGCTTCCGGTTGACTTGCTATTGCGGCGAAAATTCCATCATTCCCGTTGGCCCCGTCAAGCCCATTAGTTCCTGGGATACCTTGAATGCCTTGAGCCCCTTGAATACCCTGTATACCTGGAGGCCCTTGAATACCTTCAGTTTCCAAAAGTTCCCAATTACCCGCAACTAAATCAACAGAGAAAGTCCCCGAAGTATGGGCAATAAGCGCACGATACATTTTTTGTGTTTCAATAACTACTTGATCTACAACGTAAGCAGTAAGAGGGGCCCAATCAGGAAAAGTTGAAAGAATTGTAATAGATCCGCCTGTTACGGTAGTCTCCAGATCAGTCAATTTACTATCAATCTCTTGAGTAACCATTACATTTCGATCTAATTGCGCCTCTACAGACTCTTCATGACCTGGACTATTATTTATTAAGTCCGTTGGTTGAGTACGAGGACTAATTCTTTCTACCCTTAGTGTTTCATCCGCAGCGGGGGCAATATTCATAATCACATTAACGGGATTCAAAGGATCATTTAAAGTATAATCGGCAGTAATCACTTGAAGAGTCTCGGCCCCCACACTATCGATTAAAAAGACGTTAATAACAGTCGTTTCTCCTGTAATAAAGGTAAAGGGAATAGCAAAGTTGACATTAATCCCATCCCCGTTATACGTTTGCTTTGTGACTAAATTAGCTACTGTCATACCTTTAATCCCCTAAAAGACTTGCGCTTCTATCGTAGTAGTATTTATTACCGTTTTTTAAGTCCTTAACTTGTTTTTTTGAGCTGTATCCTGGCTCTAACATTTCATAAATACTGTTCATGAAGATATAGTTCAACATAGGGCCAGCTATTGGCATATTATAACCTGGAAGGTTTTTTTGTAAAATCTTAAAGGCTTTCATTCCAGTTTTACTATTTAACTCAGTGCCCTCAATACCGCCCTTAAGTAAATTCTCAACATCGGCCAGTTGTCCAAAGGTAGGGCCCGCAATATCTTTAAAGATACTCCGACCAAAATGCTTGTATTCACCTCTAATCATATCTAAAGTATATTGGGCACTTAACGGCAAAACGCTATTTGCAAAAGAATCCTCAAAAAATTTCTCATCAAATTTAGTTTCTTTACCCTTTAACACATCTTTTATAGCTTGACCGCCCATATGAAACATATAGGCAGAAGCGGCTAAACTCGCTGTTGCCGTGGCATAACCTATTCGCCCTCCATTTGCCTTGGCAGTTTCACCTACCCTATTAAAAACTCTTGGTTGAGCCAAAGCAAAAGACTTAAATTGTAGCATCAATCTAAGTCCTGCCCCCATAGGATCTGTAGAAGAGAGTCCTTGATTTATCATGGCCCTCTCACGTATAGACGCTTCAGGAGAACCAACACGCGCCATATCTCCAATATACATAGAGTATTTACGAGTCGCTTCGGGGGATAAACCCATTTCCCTCATTCTTGCAGGAGAAACCCAGAAATTCTTACCATCAATAGTTTCAGAACCTTGCCTTATAGCATCCCAATCTTTTGAAGAAATATCAAATCTTTCTAAGCCAAATCTAAAAGAAGGGTCCAATTCTTTAAAAGTCATATCCTTAACATCATGGACAAACCCTGCAAACCATTTAGCATTAGCAGTTTTTGCCCTGGATGATTGAGCCTCCAATAAAGTAGCTGACATGAAGAAATCTCTAGTTCTAGACCAAAATCCCGCACCATTTCTAATTATACCGTCTGAGCCTGAGCCCATGCGGTCATAAACTTCGGCTTGCAAATCGCCAAAATACATGTCCATTCTAGCCGCTATTTTATTTCTATCAGAAGTTTTTAAAACTGAAAAAAACTTTTTAATTCCATTTAGAGTTTGAACCCCTTTAGTGCCTGTAGCGGCCTTAAAATTACTAACAGAGAAAGAAGTGTCACTTACAGTTGCGCCAAGTGCTGTACCTAATTTTGATATTGCTTGAACTACCCCTAAATTTCTGACTGTTTTAGATAGCCATTCTCTTGAAGGATCAAATTCATGCCCAAACATTTGATTTTTCCAAGCTAATCGTTGACGACCTTGTGAAAAGAACCCTGAAGAATTAAATTTGGCGCGTTCTTTACCTGTTAAAGTTTCTGCTATTCCTTTCTCTAGCCATTCATATGTATTTTTTGGATTAGGCCCAAATATTCGTGCAGCAGCAGTCATTTTTGAAGTGGTCTCAGCACTCAAAACTACAGTATCAAGTAGTGTGCCCTTCCCAAATTTAGAATTATATTCCGCCCAAGACTTACCGTTTTTAAAATGTAATGATCTTTTACCTTTTACAGAAAAGCCTATAGTGTTTTCCACACCTCCTTCGATTATCTCATCGTAAATACCTCCTAAAAAAGCTTCTCTAGTTTCTCCAGAAGGAAGCGAATCAAAAGTTTCGTCGGAAAGCCTATCTTTTATTTCTGCGACCCATTCTTCTTTTTTAACTTTAGACAATTTAATTGGGTCATGTGTCTGGCGAGTAATGTAGTCGCCTCTTTGTTTAATACTTATTCCAGCAGACCGCAATAAATCAAGCATATGGTCATTGACGCCTTTAATGGCTTTAGCAGATTCTCTCACTGCTTCACTAACCCCCGAAATACTTTCTCCACGATGAAGCTTTATAATAGCGTCAGCAACATCAAGATCCATCTCGCCTGTTCTTAATTGGGGAATTAGGTCATTAAGTCCTTGAGAGAGCATATTGTAGATTCTGCCTTTTATAGAATTTAATCCACCCTCAAAACTTACATTACCTCCCGTCACAGATTTAGACACCCCAAAAGTTTTTGCTCTAAAAATATCGTTTCCCCGTAAATCCACAGATTCAACAAACCTAATTAATTCTTTACGTTTAATAACTTCCGATGCCTTTTCTTCTAAGATAGCCTGCACTTCTTCAATACTTCTTTTTTTAATTTTGGCCGCAGCAATAGCGTAATCTGCCCTTTTACTCGCATCAGTCAATGCTTGAAAAGTACCTTCTAAATCTTCCCTCTTAAGATCAGGAAACTTTGTTAATACCTTACTAAGACAATCTATTCTTTTTACTTTTTTAGCCATTGTTTCCTACACAGTTAATTAGAAGATCTGTAGAAGACTCTAATAACTTACTTCTACTCAAATCGGATTTAAGTTCTACTATTTCATCTATTAACTCTTTATTCTCTAATATCCCACTTTCTACTGCATCATCTAAAAGATCAATGCGTTCTTTCATTAACTCTTGATGCTCTAATACTTTATCTTGATTTATATTATTAATCTTAGCATTTAAAATATCGTCTGCTTTAGCGTCATAGTGGGAATTAGTTTCTGGGCTATTGTCCGCCAATATAGTTTTAGGCTCATCTAGTTTTATGCCGCTGACATCTATTTCTCTAAGTCTATCTGTTATATCAGAAATCTCTTTTGTAACTGCTTCAGTGGCCTCTTGACCATTTAATTTTATAAGTCTTTTATTTAGATCCTCGACCTCGACCTTTTGTGCTTTTTGTATTACTGGATCTATATCAATGCGTTTTCCCCTATCTAATTGCTTTCCTACAAAATCTGATACTGCTCCCGTAAAGTTAGTACCGAACTTTTTAGTTAAGGGCCCAAGTAATTGAACTCCTTTAACCCCTATAGGGAACAAGGTGCCTCCGATAACTGAATTGGCCAAGGTTTGCGAGATAGAAATATCTAGGCTTTCTTGTGCCCTTCTTGCATTTACTACAGTGCTTTCTACTAGAACATCTCCTACGATATTAGCGGTTATTTGCTTAGTTATGGGGGCCTTAAATGCTGAAGCAGCTAATTTAGCCCCTACAACTTTTGCGACTCCTGCTGATCCAATCGCTATTCCTGCAAAAGCGTTAAAGGGGTCAGTTATATGGAATACTGTCTCAGCAGCAAAATTGGCCGTCTTAAAAGGGAAATTAGAAAAGGACAATGGATCGGAGTTTCCTTCTTTTTGTATCCCTTTTAAAATAGAACGTCTTTGTTCTCTTTGATTCGCAAGTTCTAAAAACTTGCGCCCTTGAGGGGTTTTAAATCTTCCTTTCAATCTAGGGAACTCTAAGTCAATAGAAGGACCATCTAAAAATTCTTTACTTCTGTTTTTAGCATTTTGAAGTTCCATAAAACTAAGAGCAGAATGTAAAGGGGTATTCTCTATTCCCAAAGCTAAAGAAGCCCCTAGAGTTTTTAGGCCAGAAGGTTTAGGCTTATCGAAACGAGCCCTTCCTGTAACTTCAATTATTTTATTATAGTCTAATCCAAAACTCATGGTAGAAGCTCCCAAGGAATAACAATAATTTCCCCATCTATATCTTTAAGAGGAGAAAATCCAGTAGAAGTCTTTTTACCCCGAGTCAAAAGATTCTCTTCTCCTAAAGAGTCATTTCTAAATAAAAATGAGACTCCATTGCTTTTAGGGGAATTAACTATTGTAGAATTTTCTCTAACTAGATCAAAAAAATCTTCTTCTGTCCCGCCTGTTTGTATTTGAAATTGCCTGGGACTTATCCCGAACTTTCTAAGATTTTCATCTAAAAATAATTTATCAAAAGATTCTTCTAGGGATTCAGCATCTCTTTCTATATCTGTAGGAGCTATAACCATAAATTTTCTGTTAATGGATCTATCAACTACAGGAACCATGCTGGAGTTTACAATAGTCTTTACTGCCTTTTTAACTGAACCGCCTACATTGTTCCGCGTAGATGAAAAAGGGTCCATAAAAATTCTCATGGACTCAGTTACCACCGCCTCTCGAACTTCTTGAAATCTTTTATTATTTCTAAAAGCACTGTATACAAAATCTAAGTCCCTTAATTCTCTATCTACATGCAAATTAAGATTGGACCTATTAGAACTAATTAAAGGATCAGCATCAAAGTTTTTCTTTATGCTGTTATCTGAAGCATTGGAAATTATAACTTTTTGAGATTGTATATTATCCATTTCAGCGGCCAAAGTAAATGCGGCCCCAAATAAACTATTTACCTCTTCCATTTCATCAAAAGCTATTCGGGCCATTTTCATGCCATGTTTATTTTTAAAATTATTTAACTCTAAGACTTTTTGTTCCACTCCTTGCGCCTCTAATATTTTTGAAGATTCTAAAGTGGCTTCGTTTTTATCTAAAAATTGAGGATTCGGTAAGCCAAGTTTTTCTTGTTTTCTAAATAGCTCCGCATGAGGTAAAGTTCCTACTATTCCCCTAACATATTCTTTAGGTTTATTAGCCCTCATTCTGTCTATTCGGCCAATAGAAGATTTAACCATCTCTTCATATTTTTTAACGTCAGCAGCATTAGCTATTGTTTTCTCAGGTAGAGGGATGTCTGAATTTTTAAAAGTTAAAAAGTCCTCTTGAGGCATTGTATTAGTGGCACGTATTAAGTCTCCCGCTTGAATAGATAAATCTATCTCTCTAATCAAATCCTCTTTATCCTTACTATCAGGAATGCCTGTCAATTTTGATGCTACTTGATTAGAAAGAACAAAATTAGAATCTGCATCAATTACAGGCTCCATATTGATAACGGTAAGATTTTTAACGTCCTCTTTAAGCCCTTTCAGTAATTGTTTTTGTCCCGATTTTAAACTATTTATCATTTGCGTTCGATAACTTTTAGATTCTTGAGCAGACATACCTTTAAACAATATTTTAGTTTGTGGATCCTTACCCGCTAAAAAGTTATCAATCTCTTTTATTTGTTTATCATTAGAAATTCCTGGCGTAACTACCCCTATTAAATCCTGGTTAATCACTCCTTGAATAGCTCCTCTCCTGACTGCATCTATTTTTTCATTTATTATCGCTTCGGTCGCATCCTTTCTGCCATTATAGAAAAGCTCCCTATTAGCTTCAACTAAAGAAACTTCAAGAGTTAATCCTGACGAAATATCTGTAAGATTAGGATTTATTAAAGCATCTTGGGCCATTTCTACTGTGCGATTACGATCAGAGGCCACAGCAACTTTAGACCGATTAAATCTTTCCGTATCTTCTGCATTTCTTAATCGATTATTCTCAGAGGCCACGATACTAGTATTAAAGGCCTGCAATGCTCTAGGAGTAGGCGCAGAAGATCTAATGCCCCCGAGAATTTCTTTTTGCCAATCACTATACGTTTTGGAATAGCCTCTAAAATCAGTTCCGGCATGTTCTTCTCTAAGGGATTCTAATTTTTTACGGGACTCTCTATTAAAAGTAGAAACAGAATTATTGCGATAATCTACAATTTCCGCTTGAGCACGCCTTTCTTCCAGAGCACTGACAAAGTTTGTAACTTGTCCTGCTAATTGACCAAAAGCTTTTTCTTTAATTCCCGCCTGACTTACAGGCTTAGTAGGATCTACAGTAGGATTTGGATTGACTCTAGTTCTAAGACCAATCAAAGGTATTTTGGCCATTTAAAACCTACCCGATGCTCTACCGGCAGAAACTGCACCGCTGAGAAATATAGACGCTCTTTGTAGTCTGCTAGCGGAGGCCAAATCAGAACCAAGACTCAAATCCACATCAGCACCTAGTTTTAATTGACGGGCCTTAAATTCTGCTTCTTTTTCATCTATTTCTAACTGACGGGAAAGTTTTCTATTTGTATCCTCCATAACTAAAAGAGCTGATCCCGTGCCTACATCGACCCCGCCTTTTATAAACCCTGCGGCTTGACTTCCCTGGAAGGCTTTAGCTTCTAAAGTTAACAAATCTTTATTAATAAAAAACCTGTCTAAAAGTTCATTAGCTTGTACTCTTTTTGCATGGGCATTTGCTTCCGCAGCAGCTTCTTGAGCATCAGACTCTTTTTTATTAGCATATAATTGCACGGCTGTGCCAACAATTATAGCAGCGGGTAAAAAAGACATATAGCCTCCTTAATCATAACTAACCCCTCTCATTGCTAGCGATAGTATCGTGCAAGGATAGGGCTGTTTAGACTCTAATAATACTCTTACTGTCTCATCTGGATTTTGGGCCAAATTAATTCTTTTACTACCCGTAAAAACATTACTCCCAAAACTTATAGGATCTATTTGACCGTTGACAACACCCACAGATAAATCAAAAGTACGAAAACACTTAACTGTAACTCTGTCAATTCTTTGAATAGATCCTTCAGAAAATCCAAAATCCCCTCCGGCCTCTATATCTACAGTTTCTATAGTAGAAGTGTACTTATATCCAAAAGCAAAAATATCAACATTCATTATGCCTACTGATGGAGAAATATCTACAAGTCCTGCACCATCAACAGGGAAATCCCCAATCACAAAACCATTCTTAGTAACTGTAACAGTCGTGTTTTTAAAATAATCTGGAGCTAAAGTAATTGTACTTCCAGTTGCTGGGAAACTTGTAATGAAAGCGGCATCTAAGAAATTTACGGGATTAGGGAAAGTTTCAGAAAAATCTAACCCCAAAGAAGGGTAAAAGAAATCATCCCCTATAGTTTCAAGAACAAACTTATCTGCCCTTTCAAACATCAAAAATACTTTATCTATTTCCTCAGTATTTAAAACGCAAAAACTTTCTACTTTAGATTCACCATTAAATTCTGAAATTCTGTGTCGGTGCCAAGATAAAAGCCCATTCTCTTTACTGTAAGATAAGCCTAAAAGAGAATTATTTTCAGTCAAAAGCCAAAGACAATCCCTAGAGGAGCTATACATTGCGTCTCTAAATTGATCTATATTGCTATCATCATTCCCTCTATACATGTGGTCAGAAAGAAGATTTAAGTCTAAAGAAATATTAGAACCGTTATTTATAGAAAATCCAAAAGATCGAACTCTTCGGCCATCATTAGTTATATAAATAACTTCATCACCTATAGTTTCAGTTCTAAAAGGTTTCCCTCCGTAACTAGTTTGGCGTGAAACACTTATCGATAAAGGGCTAAGAATACGATCATGACCTGTGGCCACATACTCCCCAGCATTTGACCCGACATTTAATACCCTTTGAGAATTTAACCAAGTAATGAATTGTGTCTTAGTAGACCCGATTCTATAAGCTATTGGATCGTTTTCGGAAATATCGCCAAAATAAAAGCTACCGGAAACATCAGTAGCAGATCCTTGATCCTGTAAAAGCCTTTCTTGCATAAACAGAAAGGGATTGCCTGCCAATGATCCCCAGAACTTACCCGGCTCCGTTTTAGTATTAGCGTAAAAAATTCTTTGCTCAAAATACGCCATTGTTTTAGGATAACCCTTATCCCCAGACCAGGCGGACTCTGCCCAATTGGTTGAAGCGGACGTGGCCCCTAAATCAACTAAAACGGTACACGTCGCTGTGTTGCCGCTTGTAACTGTATTTACCGCAAAAACACCCTCTGTTACTCCATGAACTACTTTGAAAAATGTAGTGTCATTCATAGAAGCATTGAAAATCGCTATAGAAGAAGTTACCGTAATAACTCCAGTAGTTCCTGAAAAAGTGAAACTTGTTCCCGTAATATTCCTATCTAAATAAGGAACTCTTAAAAAAGAGTCTATTTGAGGGATAGATTCGTCGAAAAAAGGGAAAAATATAGTTTGGATAGTTACAAAGGTATCGCTTACAAATCTAAGACTAAAAGGGACTTGAAGTCCATCTGAATGGCAAAAAAGCATTGTGTCGCCGACATTTAGAAACGTCCACTTTCCTGCGCGAGAATTAGCAATAGGAAATGCTGTGTCATTTATTACTGTGCGGTCAGAAACTTTAACTACTCTAATATTTCCCGTAGATAAAGGGACAATAGAAGCCTCTTCAATAATTACAATATATCTTTCTTTGCGGGAGTCTTCAAAAGGGAAAATGGCAGGGCTTGCCCCTCTTTTATCTAATTCTTTAAAGAATATTGTACCTGGCCTTTTAGTCACGCCTCCAGTAATTAATGGAAGAAAGTTTTCACAAAGTCTTAGACCTCTTGCATACTCTTGAGCGTCAATTCGACCCAAGGCCCTATCGGAAATCTCGCCGTTATTAAAATTTGTTTGAACATGATTAAACTTGGACACTTGCCCTACCCCTACCCCTTATACGTGAATTAGACCATAAGTCATCTTGTATTTTATCCAATTTACCTTCTTGACCGTCAATGCCTCTTGCATCTTTAAGCCAACGCAAAGCCTTTTTGTCCATTCTTTCCCCAACGCTATTACTTTGAATAAGGGGATAGGCCCAATCAGCCGCAAGTCTATACGCTAATGCTTCTGAAAAGGAGCTACTATACTCCGAAGCATTCGTATCTGAAGAAATATATTGAATATCTACAATTTCACTAAAAGATAGGAGTACCCGACCTTCAACTACAAAATCTTCCTCGCTGAAGGACTTTCGGACTCTTAAGCAATCCGCAGGCAGTTGAAAGGCAAAGTCATACTCAAATAGAGGAGGATCAGGTAATTTTGCTAACGTAACTCGTCGCATTGCAAAATTCCAGTAGTGACTTTCAAGCAATTCATCCCTTATTTTGGTAAACTGCTCTTGGCAGATTCTTGCGGCTTTTGAAGTATCGCTAAATGAGTTTATGCGCTCTACCCCTATTTTAATAAGGGCAGAATTGCATATAGATAAATCGGTCGCCATCTAATCTCCAAATTAAGATTCTAGCATGTAAAAAACGAACATTTCTATAATGTTGTTAGTGGTCGTCGAAGCCTCTGTACATTTTGCAAAGATTTGGGCCCCACCAAGACCAACTTGCTGGCCAATACCAACATCGCCTGCCAAGGATCGTTTGAATACGGCCTGTCCACCAGCATCTGCCTGGTTAACAAGAGCATTTTGATCCTCCACAAGAGCGGTTCCGGCCTTATTAGTAAAGGCTTTTAAACCCATATCCAAAATTCCAGAAGCCCCCATTGAAGTATCAATCTTAATAGCAGCATCTACAATTTTGGCCCCCTCAGGAATAAAAGGCCCTAAAATTTCGTCCCCGTTGGCCAAAACAACACCAAGGGTAGACATATCGTATTTTTCACTAACGCATTTGACCCGGGTATCGACTTCTGAAGGATCAGTTTTCTCAATTGGAAACGCCTGAGATTTAGCGTAATTTAGACCATTTAAAATTGCCATATCGTTACCTTTCAGAGGCCTAAGCCCCCGATTAAATTAATATTACAAGACCACCAAAATTATTCAATTACGATAATCTCGATTACCTTTTCCTCTTCCATTCGAACTGAACCAACAGAATGCTCGACAAATACTTGCGTATTCATCTTTTTGTCACGACGAGGACCAACATCAACGAAAAGATCCTCTCCAGTTACGGAAATCATCCCATCACCAATCCAAGCAAAACAACGCCTTGCTCCTGCGGGCAGAGCAGCACCGGCCCCAACATCGCCAGTCACTAAATCGTAATTCGTTACAGCGGCAGTTACAGGGAGTCTTTGAGAGCGGATAAAATTGAAATTCATGAAAAAGTCAGTTTTACCCTGAACCAATGCTTTAACTACTGCAAAATCTTGATCAGTTAATTGAGGATCACGAAGCAAATTTTGACGTTGCTTTCCAGAGATTGCAAAGTATCTGATTATTTCTTCATCAATGTCAGCTTCATCGAATTTTGCTTGAACTAGAGTTAAAGTAAATACGTTAAGACCTACGGCCCCTGTTACACCATCTTCATCAATAGCAACAATTTTTTGTGTATCAGGAAGAGGAACAGCAATAGTACCTTTTTTACCCGTAAAAGCATTTCCAAGAGCAGCAGCAATAAAAACGTCATCTTTTTGACGGTTTAAAGACATAATAGCTGATTGGACATAAGCGTCATCAGGGTTAATAAGTAATCGAACACGATCTAGTCGATCAATCATGTCCCCCCATTCTGTATCCTCAAGAGTTACAGATCTACGAGAATGAGGTGTATTTAGAATCGGTGTATCACCATGACGCTCAGTAACTGGTTGTGCCTCAACTACTCCGATTCTCTCATAATTATCCTTTTCGGATGCTTGAGTCTCCATGCGAGACTTACCGAAAAGACGAGCTTTCTTTTGTTGTGAAAGCATATAAATGTTGTTTTTAAAGCCTTCAACAAAGGCAGTGGTTATTTGAAAAGACATAATATCCTCACTTTAAGTTTATAAAATTTTTTTATCGGTGAAGTGTCCCAAAGGATTCAGCCTAGAATTGCTTTGTTTGGGCCGGAAGGGTATCCGCAATGTCTTAATTAAATAATAAAGCCAGAACTTGAGCAAAGTCAAGTTCCGGCCCGGAAGTAAAAAAAAGAAGCGGTTATTTATTATCTCGCACTTATTACTGTTTTACCATGTAATTGCTCAAGCATCCTCTCCATTTCTTTACGATAAAAGTTTTGTTGCGGGTGGCCGGAAATTCTAAAAGGGTGTTTCTCATCATAAAAAGAATTTATTTTATCTTGAATCTCTTCAGGGGTACTGCCACTAGTTCCTTTTACTTGAGGATCAAACTTATCTTCTAGAAGACCAGATCCAATCCTTTGGAAAATATCCGTCAACAAAACAGATTCCATAAATCCCTGGTCAGTAAGAGAATCTATTTCTTCTTTAGAGGCAAATTGTTCTAAACCTCTACCCGCTAATTGCACGTTATGCTCGTACTTTTCGCCCCATTTTGTCTTAAGTCCCTCAATTTGAGTATTTCTATCCGCAAGAGCTGCATTTGTTTGTTCCTCTGCACTTGTGTGATTACTTGTATTCATATAATCAAAAAGGGCTTGAGCTTGTCTAGGTAGAATCCCATTATCGTGGGCCACCTTTTTAAATCCGTCTAAGAGGCCGCTATCTTTTTGGCCATCCGCTAGATTATTTTTGATGTCGTATTTTTCAATAGTTTCTGGAACACCTAATTTTTTATACGTCTCTTTCCATTGATCCGTTGTAAATTTTTCGTTAGGTACTAGCATTTTATCCGCACCTATCTGGCTAGAGGCATGTATCAAAGCTTTAAAGACTTCATTATTTTTAAATTTTCCTGTAGTGGTATCAAGATACTTTAATAGTGTTTTATTCCCATGATACTCTTGATCCAATCCTTCTGGATATTCGATAGTAGCCGCGCCGGAATCATCATCACCCCCAGAGCCACCGCCACTGTCGCCTCCACCAGAGGTACCGTTAGAATCTCCACTAGTTCCGCTACCCCCATCAGTCTCTCCTCCGAGGTTAAAATTACCCTCTTGATTCTGTAATACTAGTACAAAAAATGAATACAAACTTAATAATAATTTTTTCATAGGTTATACGCCCTTTCGTTTTCTTTTTGTTGCTCAATAAATTTTATTACCTGTTCAATATCGCGGTTAATTTGCTCTAAGATATAGACTACTAATTCCCTTTGACCTTCATTTCTTGAAGTCTCTTCAGGGCTAGAACCGACTGTCTTAGTAAACATTCGCCCTGCCCTCATTAGATCATAAAGAATTAATTTACCGTCTTCTGTTTCAAAAAATGACTGATACGCTTTGATTAAATCTAGTTGTTGATCCCCGCTTTTCTTTTTTCTTCTCGCCATTTAGCCTCCTTGAGCTTTAGTTAAATCCGCGGCCGTTTTAGCGTTTGCTTGATTAGTTTGTTCCTCCGCCATGGCCTCTTCTTCGTTATTTCTATCCTGTCTTATCTCCTCTACTTCAGAATCCTCTCTAAAAATTCTCTGATCTACGCCAAACAATCGCGCATTTAATTTTATAATCTCCTCAGAATTTATAATGTCAGCAGCGTTAGGTTGTATTTGAATGGCCACAGCAGAAGACTCTATAAACCTTTGCACATTAGTCGCGTCTGCCACTCTTTGCGCTTTAGCTATTTGAGAAGAAAAGAATACATTTAGCTGCCCATCTTTTACGGCCAAAATAGGTGGAGGATTCTCAGGCAAGACTTTCTTTCTGCCCATGATAGAAATTAAACGAGCTATCAAGGGTTTTAAAAGTTCAAAGTGTTGACGGCCAAGAATGGGGCCCAACAGACGTAGTTGTTCTTCTACTCTTTGATTAACCTCGGTTGCGGTCATTTGCGGTCCTTCTTTTAATTGAAGTTGATCAATAAAGAAGGCCTGTTTAATACGGTCCCTAACATCACGGAGCATTTCTAATCCAATACCAATATCCCCTCCGGTCAATAGAGGGAATATTCTATCCTCGGTCCCTGAACGATACGAATTTAATCCTCCGGGTATAGTATTAACTCTTCCCATGATACCATCATCAGGAATCATAAGAGGAGGATCTACAGTTTTCTGAGCGGATCTAATCGTTGTTTGCATCATACTATTAAGCATACGAATATCGGGCAATGACTTCATAGCAGGAGAGCGACCATAAGTCTCTCCAGAGGATTTTATCCAACGACTAATAATATAGGGATTCTCATCAAAGCCAGACTCTTTAAGAATTATATCCCTATCAATCCAGACATGAATAGAAGCAAACTTTTTATTTCTTTTATTTAATTTACCAAATTCAATATCTGTACGAGGCATAATAATGTGTACTGTCCTTACGGGCTTATTAAAATCTTTTTTAAGTTCTTCTGCGAACTCTCCAAATGCATCTTCTCCAAAACGCTCAAACGCTTTTCTAACTGAAATAGTATCTTCTCTAAACACAGTGTCTATAATTCCTTTAGAGTTTTCTAGGACATGCAATTCAAAAATAGGTATAGAAAGGAATCGAAAAATATCTTCTGTATCTTCAACAACTAAAATAGCTCCTGTACCGAAAGAACCTAAGTCTATATAAAACTCATGAATCTCTGTCTGAAAATTTGAATTATTTAAAAAGTCGTGAATGTTTCTAACTAAAAGTTGAAGATACTTTTTAACTTCAGGATCGTTATCCACTTCCTCTTTATTAGTAGTCAATGAAAACCATTGGCCAGCGGGATTAGTTAACATAGAATGAAGTGCAGAGGCCAACAATTCATTGAAGTGTTCGGGAGAACCATCATATAAATGATCGTTCTTCTCATCCCCTTTAGTTTTATGGAATTTATCCGTAAAAATTTGATCTTTACTAGGAACAACGTAGTCGGCAATCTCCGCCCAAGTGGTGTCCCAATTACGTCTAAGGGACTTTGTATCCTCATACATTTTAATTAATTTTTTAGCTTTAGCCTTTTGGCCAAATTCTTCAGGAGAAGGGGCCATAGGGGTTTCGGGCGCATTGTTACTCAATACCGTCCGCTTACTGGGAATAATTACTTTTTTACGAACCATTCTTTTATCTCCCAGATAAAAATATTGATCGGCCTGGAAGGGCCACTCTTCTTTGGATTGACCTTCTTCTCTTCTCAAACACTTGCGCCAATTTATCTAGTTGCGAAGTACCTCCAGAAGATCCGCGAATGGCCCCAGGAGTAGAGACTTTAAACCCTTCAAAACCTTCCCTTGGTAAAAATGAAGTAGATTGGGTATCTCCGGCCAATAAAAAAGACTTTAGGCTATTTTTTAAAAAAATACTACTCCCTCTAGTGTTCTTTCTTTGATCTAAATTCGGCATAAACTCTCCTATGCGGACAAGGCCAATTCGTTATATTTGCCATCCGCTACTTGTTGTTTCCCTCGATTCCTTCTCGGATCATTAGGAAAATAAGAAATACGATCATCTAGTGAGGAGTATCCAAAACTATCTGCCCCATGAGAAGACCAATCATGTTTTGGAGTCTTTTTGAACATCATTAGCTTACCATCGTACTCCTTTTGGTAATTGTATAGGCAATCTAGGCCTCTTGCACACTTTTCTGCATCAAACCATGAGTTTTTTAGTCGATCACGCGACGCATTTATACGATCTTCGATACTTTGGCGTGTCTGTATCTCCACATTAAGTCCTTTTGCTCTTGCAGATTCTTGCCTAGACACTCCGGTAATAAAATCCTTTGCCGCCCCATCATGCGGCCAAACATGTCTACCGTATTTATAGCCGTATCCTTTAATCTCTTCGCTCCCGTCCTCATCAATATTAGTGAGGCGATTAAGTTGCTCTTTTGCTTCAAGGAGGCGAATATAATGATCTACACCCCTACCGTTATTTTCGTAGTAGTCAATATACCTGTATTGCCCTCCAATTTTTTGGATAAACCAAATTGTACACTTATCGCCAATGCCTAAATCCCAAAAGGTATCCACGGGGTACCGACTATCGTAAGGTACAGAACAAATTCTCCCTTCTTCTCGTAATCTATTAAGTCTATGTCCGAAATAAGCCCCTATAACGGCGGCAGTAAAAGAACACTCAAGCTCTTGTTCTATTTCCTCGGGAGATAAGTCCTCCCGCATATCGTCTAATTCTTCTCGATCTAAAATTCCAGTTTCAGAGGCGCGATATATGGCGGTAAACCAATTACTACATACTAGATACTTACGGTATTGATTATATCTATTTTGTTCCGCAGGATCTAAATCCAAAAGCATCCGGTTGAGATCTATATCTGAGGTATCGTTATTTATTCCTAAACGGCGATTAATCATTAACTCAAAATGAGCTTCCTTTTTAAGATCACGGTCCATTAGGTATCTTTTCACATAAAGTTCATTGGCCCTGCCTTTTTCGTATCTATGGTAAAAATGGTTTTGTCCTTTTGGGGTGCCTATAAAGATGGCCCATGGTTCAAGAGGACAACCACTCATGTCCATATAAACGCCCATATCTCTTGCGGTCTTCTTTCTATCAGCAAGGGCCGGTCTAACAATCTGACCCCAAAGTATGGGGTCACATTGGGCAAATTCATCTAGTATGCCCCCGTCGAGATAGATCCCACGTAAATCATCGGGTGCGTCCGCACCTATAAGCATAAGTTTTATAACATCGGGGTCTCTATCTCCTGTTTCGGGACAAATTCTCCCAGGTCTTGGAATATAGATAGTTAGTTCCGTCTTGTTTACTTTAACGCCCGGGATATTTCGCGTATAATCTACAAAGTATTGCCAAGCTATCTTTTTCGCTTGCTTGTAAGTAGGGGCTATATAGGCATATTGAGGATTTCTTAAAGGATTCGAGAGCCCTCTATGTAAGATCTCATTGATGGCTAGTACCGTTTTACCAAATCTACGATGGCATACTAAAACATTAAAACGCTTTAGCGCACCATGAATTAACTTTTGGAGTCTACGGGGCTTATAGCCCGTACCTATCTTCTTAATCATTAAAGATCAGTTAGATCCTCAGGCGGGACTGGGCCTAAGGTGTCTTCGGTGGTCCCCAAAATTTCTTTATCCGCATTTACTAGCAAAGCAAGAAGAGTTTCTTTTGAGGCATTCCCTTTAAATTCTATTTTTCTTTCAGTTAGTGCCTCTTTTAGACTAGATGCGGTCATAAGAGTATAGTCCTTTTGCACTTTTGTCGCAGGTTCTTCTTTTTCTTCTAATATGTTTTCTACCTTTTTAGATGCCGCCGGAGCTTTAAAAGGCTCAAAGCCAGTATCAGTTAAGATTCTCTTTTTCATAAATTCTACCCTCATTAAAGTTTTACGTAAAAGACTAAAATACAGTAAAGGCGCAAGAGTGTAACACTGCTATGCGTCACCTTAAGGGGCCGGGAGGTATTTTGGGTCAAGGAAACTAGGGAACATTCTATCCTTATTAGTGCCTTTGCTAGGAGGTAGGGATTTTTAGTAGGGTTAGTATACAGTTGGGGTGCTTTTAAGCGTAAAGTAGTTAGTATACAGTTGGGGTGCTTTTAAGCGTAAAGTAGTTAGTATACAGTTGGGGTGCTTTTAGGCGTAGGGGGGAAAGGCCGTTTTGTAAAAAATCGTGCTCTTTTAGGGTAGGGAAAAGGCCGTTTTGTAAAAAATCGTTCTCTTTTAGGGTAGGGAAAAGGCCGTTTTGTA